GTGAGGACAATGAACACCGGCCAAGATCCGCCCAAAGACGCGCCCGCTAAGCCGGAACTGACCTACACTCAATGGCTGACCGAAGCCCGGCGCGCCGGTTTCTGGTTTTTTGGCATGCCAATCACAGAGGATTTTCCGGAGGCCGCTCGAGCCGCTTTTGACTCAGCCGTCGATCCCTATGACTGGGCGAGCGAGCTTGGCGACGTGCACGACTTGCGCCGGCTAAATTCGGCGCCGAAGAAAAAGCCATGAAACCCGGCCGGCCGCGCACGGAGCCGCAACCGATCAAAACGAATCGCCGCTTAAAGCCGATGAGCTATGAGGAGCTCGAAGCCGATTGGCGCGCCGACGAAGGCGGTCCAAGCTTCATTGGGCCCGTGGCGCCGCCAATGCTGCTCTGGCTCTATCGCCATTCGCCAAAAAGCCCATGGGAGCTTCCCTTTCATCGCTGGCCAGTCGCCTACGATCCGAAGGATTGGAAAGCGAGCAGCCTGATTCGCTGTGAGGGTGAAGGATGCCAATGGTGCGCGGCGCGCTGGAAGTTGGTTGATCCCCACACGTTAAAAGATATCAAGGAAAAATCGAATGCCTAGGCGGGTAGGCCGGCCGCAAAGCAATTTCGCGCCGTTCCGCGACGAGTTCCCGCATGTCAATGTGTCTGATTTGCGGAAAAGCGGCGTGATTCTTGACAGTGATCGAGCCGCGTTGGTCTCGTTTGGCCCGGACGAGCGCGGGCTCGAGCGCGCATGCGACGTCAAACTGCATCAAATGGCGCTGCAACAAGGCGGCTCCTGGACCCAATTCATCTGTCCGAATTGCGGCAAACGGGCCAAAAACCTGCGTTGGATCAAAGACGGACCGCGCTGCATCGCCTGCGATGGCCTGCAGACCCGGCGCTATCGCACCCAGGGCGTCGACAAGCTGATCGCCAATTTGCGGGAAAAACTCTATGGGCCAAAGCCGGTCAAATGGCGGCGGCAAACTCTGGAATTATCGTTGCGCGAAGCGGAAGCGCGTAGGAATTTCCTGTTGCTGAAAGAGGCCCGGCGGAAAGATGACTAAGGACGTTTTTACCCAGGTCTTTCCCGACGCGCTGTTTCCCACCGCGGCGCGCGCGGCGCTGCTCAAGCACCGCGGCTCGATCACCAAAGCGGCGAAGGAATTGGGCGTCGATTCGCAGTTATTGCGCATCGCCATCAAGGCCCGCCCATCGATTCTGGCCGCCGCGGTCGAAGCGCAGGAAATGGCGCTCGATCAGGCGGAAACCATCATTCTGGAAGCGCTCGACAGCCCAGAGCCCGGCCGGCGATTGGCGGCGGCGAACTACCTGATTCGCTCGTCTCCCGCCGCCCGGCGACGCGGCTACCTATGAAGAATAACCAGGAATTGAGCCCAACCGAACCCGAGCTCACAGCCGCGCTGATCACGCGCTGGCGATGGTTCGGCCTTCCCGGCTCTTTGGTCGCAGCCGTCCCTAATCGGCGGGCCTTCGGTCAAGTCGGGTTGACGCCCGGCTTGGCCGACCTGATTGTCATGTCGCCGATCTTACGCGAAAAAACCGGCTGGCTCGAGCTCAAGACTACGAATGGCAGGCTGAGCGGCCCACAACACGAGTTCGGCCGCGTCTGCCGGGATCTGGGCGTTCCTTACGCCGTCTGCTATGGTCTCGATTCGGCGATCGAGCAATTGCGAAAATGGGGCGCGCTCAAATAATGGCCAGATTGAAAGCATCTACCCGAGCCAAGCTGCCAGCTTCGAAGTTTGCTGGACCAAACCGAAGCTTTCCAATTCCCGATAAGAACCACGCCAAAGCGGCGCTGGCGTTGATTCGCCACGCTCCTGCTTCAGCCCAACCCAAGATAAGGGCGCGCGCCAAAGCTATGCTGAAGCGCGGGAAATAGGTGTGGCGGCGTCTCCGTGGAACCGCGCTATGGGCCGAAGAACGAGCATTGCGGCCATATCGGCGGTTGTCCGTTCCCTGAGCTCCCCTGTCCGGAGCGTGGTTGCTGGCTGAGAGGAACATGGGCAAGATGCCGATCTATGAAACGCCAGCCGATCGCGCTCGGCAAAATGAAACCGCGGAAATCGTCGGCGCGCAATGGTGCTGCAAAATCCGCCGCTTTCCCGATCTGTGCGCCGTCGATTGGTATTCGGAGCGCGACGGCAAGCTGACCGGCTTGGCCGAGCTCAAATGCCGCGATGAGCCCTATGGCGCCTATCCCAGCGTCTGGCTGGGCCTAGACAAATTTCTAGCGCTGGCGATCGGCGTCCTGCACGTGCGCGTGCCAGCCTGCATTGTCTACCGATTCGTCAATGGGATCTATTGGGCGCCGCTCAAATTGATCGACGCGTCAAAGATCTCCTTGGGCGGGGCTAAGGGCGAAGCGATCGAGCCGTGCATCGATATTCCGCTCGGCGTGCTCAGGCCGCTGACCCCATCCAACACGATCGTTATGCCGCCGCTTGACAAGCGGCACGAATCGGCCGCACAAATGAAACAGGCCCCCGAGTTCATCGGGAGCCTGTAGGACTAGCGCTACTAGCCATAGCCTAATCTGTGATGACACCGACGCCACGGGGCCATGAACCAAAATCTCCCAACTCTCCCGAAAAAGCAAGCCCCGAAGCGGATGGCTCATGGCCAGCCGATCGTTGGGCTGTACAACCTCTACAACCACACTCAACCCTGAGCTGTCACACGTTCTAGTTGTGTCGGTCCACTGTAGTAGATAATGACGTAAGCCTGCCCCCTGTACTCCTAGCCCTATCCTTCCCTGGCTTGACCCTTACTGCCGCCTGCCCCAGCCTCCCACTGTTCAACCCGTAGGGGTTGCGCGCGCGTAGCAAGAATCATGCCAAAGCAAGAACCGTGCCAGTGAACGCCACAGTCTTTGCTTGACAACATCGGGTCGATCAGGCAATGTTGTCAAGCAAAGGAAAGACCATGCTCAAGCCCCTATTCCCCCATCAACAGAAGGCCTTAGACCTTCTGCGCGACTCGGTCAGGACGCGCCATAAGCGCCCGGTGATCAACATGCCGACCGCGGCCGGCAAGACCGTGCTGGCGGCGCATGTGGTGGTCGGGGCGCGCGGCAAAGACAACCGGGTGGCCTTTCTCGTTCCGGCGATCAACCTGATCGATCAGACCTTCAATCGCTTCATCGAGAATGGCATCGATCCGGCCGACATGGGGATCGTGCAGGCCAATCATCCCTGGAAGCGGCCGAGCGCCCCAATCCAGATCTGTTCTGTCCAGACGATCGCCAAGCGCGGCTGGCCGGTGGTCGACATCATCGTGGTCGACGAAGCCCATCTGATGCATGAGGCGACCAAGAAATGGATGCTGGCCGAGCCGGACAAGCTGTTCATCGGGCTGACCGCCACGCCATGGGCCAAAGGCATGGCCGATCTCTGGGATGATCTGATTCAGCCGACATCGATCCGCCAGCTGATCGATGAGGGCCGGTTGTGCAACTTCAAGGCGTTTGCGCCGTCGCATCCCGATCTCTCGAAGGTGCGCACCATCGCCGGCGATTACCATGAAGGCGAACTCGCCGACGTGATGGGCGAAAAGAAACTGGTCGCCGACATCGTGCAGACCTGGCTGATGAAGGCCGGCGGCCGCAAGACTTTGGTGTTCTGCGTCAACCGGGCGCACGCCGGCCAAGTGCACGACGAATTCATGGCTCAAGGGGTCAAAAGCGAATATGTCGATGCGCTCACGCCGCGCGTCGAGCGGGCGGAAATCATCAAGCGGCTGGAAAAGGGCGAAACCCAGGTCATCTGCTCGATCGGCACAATGACCACTGGCGTCGATATTCCCCCGGTCGATTGCATCCAATACGCCCGGCCGACCAAGTCCGAGATCCTTTATGTTCAATCGATCGGCCGCGGCCTGCGCGCCCATCCAGGTAAGGATCATTTGCTGATCCTGGACCATAGCGACACGACGCTCAGGCTCGGCACGGTCGATCAGATCCGCCATGACCGCTTGCGCGACGGCCAGCCGGGCAAATCGGCCGGCGATGATGAGAAGAAGCTGCCGCTGCCGAAGGAATGCCCGAGCTGCGGCATGCTGATCCCGGTCAAGGTGAAGACCTGCCCCAATTGCGGCCAAGCGCCGAAATGGTCGAGCGCCATTGAGACCGTCGACGGCGAGCTGGTCGAGCTCGGCGTCCATAGCGCGGCGGCGAAATATGATGGCTGGCGTTACGGCAAACAGCCAAGAGATTGGACCATGGCCGATAAGTCCGCCTTCTATGGCGAACTCAGGGCTTACGGGCGCGATCACAACTATGCTGAGGGCTGGGCGGCGCACCAATATCGCGAGCGGCTCGGCGTCTGGCCCGATCACCCATCGATTCGCTACGCCGCCTTGTTGAGCCCGACGCGCGATACGCTAAGCTGGCTCCAGTCACGGCAGATCGCTTGGGCAAAGCGACGCGGCGCCGAGCGGAGGGTCTTGGGTCATGCGGGATGACATCCAGTCACGCGCCCGGGGACGCTGGACAGGAATTCTTGCCGCAATTGGGATTAATCGCGAACATCTAAAGAACAAAGGCGGACCCTGCCCGATCTGCGGCGGCAAAGACCGATTTCGCTTCGATGATCGTAGGGGCGATGGCACGTGGATCTGCAATCGCTGCGGCGCCGGCAATGGCTTCCAGCTGATCATGAAGCTGAAAACCTGCAACTTTCACGATGCGGTTCTTCTGATCGAAAAGGAAATTGGCGCGGCCCCGGTCCGCCTGCCGCCGCCGACGCTCGAAGACGAAGGTAGAAAAGAACGGCTGCAAGCCTTATGGACGCGCGCCGTGCCGCTCGAAGGGCCAGACGCCGCGTCGCGCTATCTGGCGAGCCGCGGCATCAGGATCAAGCCGCCGCCAACCGCGGTGAGATTTGTCCAAGAGCTGCCCTATTACGACGGCAAGATCCGCACCTATTTCCCCACCATGATCGCTAAAGTTGTCGCCCCAGACAATAGCTCGGCCACGTTGCATCGCACGTTTCTGAACGAACAGGGAACAAAGGCTTTTGTGCTCGGTGACAAGTGCAAAATGCTGATGCCGGGCAAGATACCCACAGGCGGCGCAGTCCGACTCGGCCCGGCCGACGAGACTTTAGGCGTAGCGGAAGGCATTGAAACCGCGCTATCCGCCGCGCAATTGCATCACATGACGGTTTGGGCTTGCTTGAGCGCCGCCGCTTTGCTTAAATGGCAGCCGCCCGAGTCGACGCGTCGAATCGTGATTTTCGGCGATCGCGACGAAAGCTTCTGCGGGCAAATGACGTCTTATTCGCTAGCCTATCGGCTCAAGACCATGCGCCGTACATTGACTATCGAAGTCGCCTTCCCGTCTGGCCAGTTCAAGGACTTCAATGATGAGCTGCGTGCTTGTTGTTGAGGGGAAAGTGGGGGCAGGACCGTCTTTTCCTTCGGTTCCGGAGCGCGCCGGGTCGCCTTTGGTCGGGTCGCCCGGTTGCCGCCCCCACGCCTCCCTGCTAAGAATGGGCCAATCGGGAAGCTGACCAATGCCGCGCATACTCGACGCCGCCGTTAAGCGCATCAAGGCTAAGGGCAAAGTCGATAACCCTTATGCGGTCGCCACCGCGGCTTTACAGAAAGCCGGCGACCTCAAGCCTGGCTCGAACAAACCCACGGCGAAGGGCGTTAAAAGGGGTCAGATGACGCGCGCGCAGCGCCACAAGCATCCAGCTTAGGAGCAGATCATGGCCACGACTCCGCAGAAGCCCCCAACGCCGTCCCATCCGCAGCCCAAGCCGCCCGCCCAGCCAAATCAGCCGTCCAACCCGTCGACCCCTGCATCGCAGCCCAGACCGAATCAGCCGGGTTCAGGCCAGCAGCCCGGATCAGGCCAGCAGCCCGGAACACCGCAGCAGCAGTCGCACGATCCATCCAAGCAGCCGAATCCGACTGGCAAAGACAAAGACGCCGATCGGGCTGATTCGGCGCATCAGGGCGATCTCGAGCGCCAGCATCGGGCCGAACAGGGCGGCGATCCCGTCGCCCCGATCGGCGTCGACGTTCCCCCCAGCCATCTGGGCGAACAGGGCGGCCGGCGTGAGGGCTTGGCGAACTTTGAGCCAGTGATCGACGAACAACGCAATCGATCAATGGAAATGCAGCGCGACGGCATCGATAAGTGGATGCGCGACCACGACCCGACCATTCCAGAAGGCGGCCGGCGTGAGCAGGTGCGCGGCGTCGGCAATTCGATGCAGGAGCGTTCGGAGGAACAGCGGGCGATCGATTCCGGCGTGCCGAATCTGAAAGACCTCAACAGCGAGCGGGAAGGCCAGAAGCGGGCCGATGAACAGGACAGCCGGCGATGATGACCCTGACCAATTTCAATGAGGAGCTGAATAGCCTGATCAACATGGCGTTGGGCAATGTCGGCAATGCGGTCGGCTCGAACACGGCGTTGACCTTCACCAACATCGCCGCGGCGCTGACCACCGCCGGGACCAATGTGACCGCGCTCACGGCGACCTTCACCCACGACCGGACGATCCAGGATCCGGGCACGGCGCTCAATCCGGCCCTGCCGTAATGGCGGTTCAAGCGCCCGACGACCAGGCGCCGATCACCCCATGGGGCAGCGGCGTCGACCCATGGGCGCAATGGTGGCTGCAATTCTTGAAACCGCCTAACGCCAATCAGACCGATCCGCAAGGCTATCCGATGAGCCAGGCCGGCGGCCAGATGACTCCGCCGCCGGCGACGGGACCGGGCCTTGGCGCGCAGGTGCAGGCGAATCTCAACAATCTGCCGGCCTTTCTGGCTAGCCAAGCGCCCGCCAGCCCATTCACTGGCGCTGGCCCAGCGCCGATGAACATGACGGCGCCGGCGCGGCCGGTGACGCCGACCCCGCCGCCCGGACCGCTATCGCCGTCATTCCAGCCGCAGGCGCGCGGCATGGCCGCTCCACCGGATAGCCCCGCCGTGCCTCAGGGAAGCCCCGTGGCGGCCGATGCGCCGCTCCCGCCACGTCGACCTAGAGCGGCGGCAAAAGGCAGCCCAGCGGCTACTGTGGCGGCTCAGACGGCAGCTCCTGCGCCGATCAATCTTGGTTATTACATGCCGCGATCAGGCAATGCGCGCTCGGCGGTGTTCAACGCCGCCGGCGATCCGCGATTCAGGGGACCGCTATCATCGACCTGGGGCCCGTTCGGCGGCGGTTGATTCGGTTCGGCGCTCAGTTCGGGAGCAACGAACATGCTGAGCGGCGGATCGCCGAGCTTCAACGCCTTGGCCCATTTGATCATCATCTCGAGCGACGGATCGCGTAGGCCAATCTCACAGGCGGTGACCATATAACGGCTGCAGCCGAGCATTTCGGCGAGCGTATCTTGCTGAATGCCCTGAGCCATGCGATGGGCGATCAGCCCTTCGCGGCGCAACCGGTTATAGCGCTTCGTCTGATTTGGATTTCTTTGTCTTCCCATGTTGACAGCGTAGCATATTCATGGAAGCTTGACAACTTCGGGCGATTGGGCTCGGCAGACTTGAGGCATTCGAATGAAATTCACTTTCTTCGGCGTGGCGTTGGCCGCCGCCCTTCTGAGCGGCGCTGCGGCGGCGGAAACGCTGACTTTTAACTTCACTTCGCCAACTGGCGATCTGGGAAATTCTCACAGCTATTTCGCCGGCGGCGAGTTCATCACCCTCACCGGGTTTTCCGCCGATTTCACCCCGATCCATCTGTTCGGCAAAGACGATGGCGGCGATGAGGAAGGCGTCGGCCTAGCCTCAGATCCAAGCGGCAAGCACGAGATTTTCGGCAAGAATCTGATCCAGATTGACGTGTCTGAGCTACACGATCCCTCCCATTTCCAATTCGCCATGAACTCGACCACTCAGGGCGAAAAATGGTCGGTGTTTGGCTCGGACTTCATCAACGGGCCAGAGACGCCGCTGGTCATCGACGGCCACGACGACGCGCTGCATAATCTGGCCGGCGGCTTCCCCTTCTACAGCTTCTTCTATACCGGCGGCCCAGCCGGGACGGGTCCGGGCGGCTGCGGCCGCGGCTGTGAGGCCAATGTCCTGTTGAGAGAGTTCAAGGCCGATGTGGTCCCCATTCCCGAGCCGTCAACTTGGGCAATGTTGATCGCGGGCTTTGGCCTATTGGCTGGACTCAGGGCCTATAAGCGAATCCCGGTCCTTCGCCAATCCTGAACGGCGAAGACTTGGGGTGGGGGAGGCCGGCGATTTGCGAACCCCCCAGTGAATGCCGGCCTCTCCTCTCTAAAAATAGCTTGACAACATGATCGCGATCAATCAAATGTTGCTTGCCAACATGGAGATCGATCATGGACCAAGACCCGACTGACATCGTTCCGGCTGAGCGGCCCGCCAGACCCGAAGGCGATCCGCTGATGACGCTGATCGCCAAAGCCGCTAGCAATCCAAAGGTCGATGTTGACAAGCTCGACCACATGCTGAGGATGCTGGAGCGCCGGGAAGACAAGTCCAAAGAAATGGCGTTCAATGACGCTTTGTCCGCCGCCAAAGGCGAATTCCCAGACATCGTCAAGAATCGTTCGGTGGATTTCACCGGCCAAAAGGGCCGCACCAATTACCGCTATGAAGATTTCGCCGCGATCACCGACGCCGTCGACCCAATCCTGAAGAAATATGGCCTGACCTATCGGTTCAGGTCCGACCAGCCGGCGCCGGGCAAGCTCAGAGTGACCTGCATCGTCACCCACAAGCATGGCCATCGGGAAGAGACTTCGCTCGAAGTCGTTGAAGACACCAGCGGCAATAAGAATGCGGTGCAAGCGATCGGCTCTAGCGCGACTTATCTGCAGCGCTACACGCTTAAGCTGGCGCTTGGCCTGTCAGTGACCACGGACGACGACGGCCGCGGCGGAATAGACAATACGACCGCCGATCCGACGATCGACGCCGATCAGCTGGTTCATCTTCAAGATTTGATGCAACAGGCTGGCTATACTCGAGACACCATTGAATCTTGGGCAGGTTGCAAGCTGGAGGCGATGAAGATCAAGCGCTACGAAGAAGCGGTCGTAAACCTCAAGAGCAAGATTGCTAAGCAATGAACGACATCAGCTTCGTCGCCGAATACGGATTGTCGCCGCAGCATCTCAAGCGCCGTTTAGGCAAAGCCACGGCGTCGCGGATGAAGGATATCTGCAAGAAGCAGAAGAACGGCGGCTATTACGCCGACCGGGCCAGCTATCTCAAAGAGCTGGTCTATGAGCGGCTGACCAATCGGGAGGTCAACCATTTCGTCACCCGCCCCATGCAGCGGGGCGTCGAGTTGGAGCCGCGGGCGCGCGCCACTTATGAACTGAGAGAAGGCGTTAAAGTCGAGCGGGTCGAGTTCGTCGATCACCCGACCTTACTCATGAGCGGCGCGTCGCCGGATGGGCTGATTGGCGATGACGGCGGATTAGAGATCAAGTGTCCGGAATACGCCGTCCACCAGGAAACATTGGTGGCGGAGGACATCCCGGAGGACAACCTCTGGCAGATGCATTGGAATCTGGCGTGCCTGCCCGAGCGCAAGTGGTGGGATTTCGTTTCGTTTAATCCAGAATTTCCCGCCAGCATGACCTATTTCGGCAAGCGGCTAATGCGCGATGACGCCGTGATCGCCAAGATGACGGAGGAAGTTGAACTCTTTCTCACGGAGGTCGATCAGCGCGTCGCCTATCTCACGGAGCGCTACGGTGCGGCTTAAGAAGACCATCACTGAGGCCAACCGGGCGGAAATCGTCAATGCGGTGCAGAGCTGCGCCGCCGGCTCGCAGATCGATCTCATCGACGATCCGCGCAGCCGTGAGCAGCTCCGGCTGATGTGGTGGCTCCTGACCGACATTGCCCAGCAGAGGCCGATCGGCGGCGCGATGCACCCGCCGGAGCACTGGAAATGCGCATTCATGAAGGCGATCGGCGTCAAGCTGGAATTTCTCCCATCGATCGACGGCCGCGGCGTCGTGGCGGTCGGCTATTCGTCGGCCCGGCTCAGCAAAGAGAAAATGTCGGAAATGATCACGCTGATGTACCAGAAGGGCGACGAATGGGGAATCCATTTCCGGATCGATCAAGGAAAGGCCGTCGCATGACCGATGAAGAGCGCCGTCAATTGCTCGACGATATCGAGAGATTGGTCGATCGGCTGCGCGACGGCTCTTATGGTCCGGATCTAGAGATAGGCAGGGTCGTTTGGCCGCCTACTGAAGAGATGAGCCATGATGACGCCATCACAACCCTGTTCGACATCCGTGATTGTGATCTCGATCTTACCTTATACGACGAAACCGGCAACGCCCTGACCGATGAATGGGTCGTGACGTTTAACGGCACTCAGGCCTTTCCCGATTCGCCGGGCTGGTATGCCCGTAGGCCGCTCAAGGCGATGATCGAAGACGAGCTTAAGCATTGGGATCCGGATAAAGTTCCGACTTCACCGCGGGGCCGCATATTGTTGCGCCTGCTTGCGGCCTTTGATGAGCCTGAGACATGCGGCAAGAATTCTCTGACGGCGTGAAGCTCGAGATCACCCGGCGCGCCACCGACGAAGATGAAAAGGTCAGGTGTGAGAATTGCGGCCTATGGGTCAAGAACCGCAATGAATTCGAGATCGACCACACGCTGTCTGAAGGCATGCGCCCGCTGGGCGAAACTATGCGGCCGCGACTGACGGCTGCAGACGGTCAGTTGCTCTGCCTGACTTGCCATGATGAGAAGACCAACGACGATGGTCAGCAGCGCAGCAAAGCCAAGCGGCGGGAGATGAAGCAGCCGCTGAAGGCGGTCAAAGGATTGACCAATATCGCCCGGAGATTCGGGCTTAAGTGAAAGGAAAGACCAATGTCAGAAAATGTCATTCCAATAGTCGTTTGCGCGACCTTTATTGGACTTCTGTTTTTCGCCTTCCGGCCAACAGGACCAACTAAGCGGCCCTCTGATCCGTGGGCGTGGGAACAGTTTAAGGAAGGCATAGGCGGTCTTATAATATTCGCCATATCTCTGGTGTTTTTCGCGTCCATAAATCACTGGTTCTAGTATCGGCCCTGCGCGCCCTGATAAGCGCTCATAGCTCGCAGGGCGTCGAAGATGCTCTGACTGGGCTTCTTAGGTCGGAACGGCACGCCTTCAGTCAGCGTCTTCCGAGCGGCGGCTTGGACCGCCGCTCGGTCCCACATGGCTGGAGTGAGCAGCGGCGCGCCTCTGTGAAGGCCGTAGCCGCCAATTGCGCCGATCGCTACTTCTTCAGCGATTTTTGCCGGATCTTCATGGCGCCCCGCGATCGCGCCGCCAATGCCGCCCAGAATCGGATAGCTTAAGCGATGTAGGTCCCAGAGTGATGGCGCTGGGCTGGGAAGCTTTCCGGGCATTTGGCCCAACGCGGCCCAAGCCTCATCTGCTGGGCTGCCGATTGGCGAATAGCGTAGGCCTGCTTGAGTGTTCCTCCAGTCTTGCGCCGCAGGTCCGACTCCAGTCCCGCCGCGAGCCGCGATGTCCTGCATCTGAGCCAGCCGCTCTGCGTCCATTTCCCGGCCATGGGCAAGATTGCCCGCCGCGCGCGCCGCCGCCGCTTCCCCAGGCGCCGCCGCCCGATTTGCCGCCGCGTTCCAAGCCGGGCCGGTCTCGATGAAATTGTTGAGCGCGCTCGCCACCTTCGGCGCAATAAGCTGATCCTCTAGCGAGCCCCTTTGGCCAGCCGTCGCCAGCCGTTTTCTGGCCCGCTCCAGCTCGGCCATGCTCATAGTTGGATTATCGTTGATATCTTGTACAATGGCCTTAGTCGACGTGGCCAGATCCTGCGTTCCCTGACTGTATCCGCCCCAGACTTGATTAATCGGCGGCACGTAGTCGTTCCGTCCGGCGCTGATGGCGTCCAACGGCTGGAACGCCTTTTCCGTCGCCGCCGTGAGGCTGGCTGCGGACGGCCCTACATTCGGCTTTGCTGGCAGGCGAAGCCGACCGAAAGGCCCAGTAACTGCGCCGATCGCGGCGCCGACTCCGGCTGCCTGAGTCGGATCTTGGCCCTGACTCGCTGCGCCAGCTGCGCCAATGCCACCCTGCTCGAGCGCGCCGCCGACCCGATTGGCGATGAATGGCGCGGCGCGTTCGCCGACCACGTTGGCGATGCCCGGCGTAAGCGCTCCAGCCGCAAGCCGTCCTGCGCCCAACGCTTCGCCGCCTACTCCTAAGCCAGCGCCGCCCAAGACTTCGCCAGCGCCCGCCATCGGCGTGCCAGCGAGCCGTTGCTCGGCGCCAGCCGCGTCAACCAACTTGTTCCCAAATGGGAGCTGACCGATCGCCATCCGGCCGATGTCCATGGCTTTCCCGAATTCTTTACCAGTGCGTCCTAAATCCGGTCCGGTAAAGCTGGGAAAGCCAAGCAGGCTTTTCCAATCGGTGGGCAGAAATGACGGAGCGGCAGGCGCTGCCGGCGCGGCTGCCGGCTGCCCACCTACAACTGGATCGTTCTGCCATGGCGCGCTCCCACCAGCGCTCGGCGCTGTGGCGATCGGGTCATCCTGCCATGCCATGGCTCATCTCTTGGTGCGGGTCGTGCCATCAGGCGCGATATAGGTCCCACCCGGCGGCACCTTGGCGTAGTCGCCGGACGGGTCTTTTGAACTCCTGAGATCTGCAGGGCCGCCCCCAGCAGATGGCGCGGCCGCCGGCGCGGTCTCACCGCGCTCAGACGGCAGGGCGCCGCCGCGATAACCAGGCTGTCCAGGCTGATATTCTTTGCTCAAAGACCCCTCATATTGCGGGTCCATGGTGCTGAGATAGCCGGCGGCCCCATGCAAGTCCGCGATGCTCTTGCGCGTCCAATTCCGGACGTCGTCAAGCGCCGACATTATCGGGCCTGAGCCGGAGCTCAGATTGCCCGTCTGAGTAAACCCGCCGGCCATGGTTTTGGTGATCTGCTGCGCGCGACGCCCGCCGCCGATTTCCGCCGCGGCTTGCGTCTTCAAAGCGTTCAATTGCCGCAACTGATTTAATGCTTCTGCCTCATCGGAGGTTAGCCCGCCCCAGCCCGGCGGAATGAGATGCGTCGCAGTAAAAGCCAGCATGCTGTTCTGATCTTCCTGCGAACGCGCCGTCCACTTATCCAAAGCCGACTTTAAGGGCGCAGCATAAGGCCCATCATGCAGCGCCGTCGCTAGATCTTCGACATGATGCAGCACCGAAACGTTCTTGTCGAAATTGTTTTGCTCGGCCGCAACATCCTTAGCAGTCGTTTGATATTGCGCATTCGGGCCCTGCATATAGGACGGGATCGGCGCTCCCGGATTCTGCTTTTGATAAGTCCTGACGTCAAACTTCTGTTGCGCGACCGGCCCGCTCCCGAATCCCGCCTGCTGTAAGGTGAGCTTGTTCAGCGACTCCGGATCGGTCAGGAACAACGACTTGGCCTGATCGAGCGTGATGTCGTTGTCTTTGGCGATCTGTGGCAGCTGATTCCATAGAGCCTGCCGGCTCCCCATTTGCTGCTGATAGGTCTGCAGCTTGGCGATCTCGCTGAACAGCTGACCCGGATCTTGCGACGGCGGAACGAGCAGCGCGTTGCCCTGCGGATTCCTGCCTGGGTAGAGCGCCCCACTGAGACCGGCCAAGCCGCGATAGAACATTTGTTCAGAGCGATCACGATTGTACAGCTGCAGCAGCATCTCCGGCGTTAGCTGGATCTGCGACTGGCCGCCGGGCATTGGCCCGAGCGGCTGCTGACCCATCGGCGCAGAGGCGGCGGCCGGTTGCGCGGTAGGCGCTGGCATATTGGCGGCGAGCGGGCTCGCCAGTTTGGCGTTGGTCGCCGCTTGATCCGGCGTGCTCTGCAAGCTCTGCGGCTGCGGAGGGCCGGGCGCCCCTGCTGGCGGTGCGGGAGGAGGGTTGGCCCCAGGGGCGCTGGGCGGGCCTGCTGGGGCTTGAGGACCCCCAACAGGCGGCGCGGGTGAATTGGAGCCGGGCTGGCCCGGAGCTTGGCCTAGACCAGCCAGAAGCTTCTGACGCGGGTCTTGCTGACCAAAGGCCCCAGCGATCAGGTCGAACAGGCCGGGCATCTTAATACCCCAATTGTTTCAGGGTGCTGGCGAAACTCTGCTGAAAACCGGCGCCCGGCCCGGACTGAGCCGGATTCCAGTTCGCTAGGAATTGCTGCAGCACGCCGGGCCCAGGCTGATTCGGTGGCGCAGCTCCCGGTTGTGCGCCAGGCGTGGTGACTTTGCCCGGATTGGCCAGCATGCCGAGCACGGTATTGTAATCCATCAATGGCTGACCGCCGCTGCTGGTCGGCTGCGATGCTTGCGGCGCTTGCGGCGCGGCGCGCTGGCCACTGATGCCGTAAACCTGATCCAGATAGGGGTCGCCGGTCGACTGAGGTCGCCCGGGCATGTTCAAATTCTGCAGATCATTCCAGCCGACCAGTTGGTTGATCATTGGATTTTGCGCCGGCGCCGGCGCAGCTGGCGCAGCGGGCGCGGCGGCTGGGGCGCTATTTAAGGTTATCCCAGGCGGCGGCTGAATCGGCTGGCCCAAAGCATTGTTTGGCATACCGACGTATTGCGGCGGCCATGGCAGGGCTTGATGGGAATACCGGCTATATGGGTTCATCCATTGACTGGCGTCAAAGACCCCATAAGGACTGGGATTGAACGGCTTAATATCCGCCATAGCCGCCTCCATAAGAGCCGTACGGGCTCTGCCCTTGAGCCTGCTGCATTGCGATCTGCTGCACGAGCTGCATCAGCATCGGGTTCTGGCCAAGTGGCTGTTGGCCCTGCTGCTGGCCGGCGCCGGCCGCGCTCGAGAATTGTCCGGGCGTCGAAGTCAGGCCGACGCCATAGATCGGCGACGGCTGATAGCCCATGGCCTGCTGCATCTGCGCCGCTTGAACCATGTCCGGCCGATGCAGCGGCAGCGGGTTTAATTGGAAGTCAGGCGCTTGCGGCGGCTTGTCCGGCTCAGTTGGCTTCTGTTGATCGGCTGGCTTCGGTTTCCCGAAATCTGGCGGCGTCACAGTCGCTGGCGCGGTCCCCATATTGGGAGTGCTTGTTAGGGTTGTGCCGAGTGCTAGGTTGGAAGCTGGGGTAGGCGTGACGCCCGATCTAGAGCTGGCTCCGCCAGCGCCGGCCCATGAGCTTATCGGTTTCCCAGTAATGTTCGCGACATAGTCCTGCGTCTCTTTTGGAACCGATCCGCCGCTTCGCATCCATTTCTGGACGTTGCCTTCCCCCCAATTGTAGGCGGCCGTGGCGAGCCCGACATTGCCGCCAAACATTTTAAGATTATCGGAAAGATAATGGGCGGCGCCGTCGATTGAGGAGACTGGATCTTTGACATTGACGCCATAGCGCGCCGCAGTGCCGGGCATGAATTGGGCGATGCCCTGCGCGCCGGCCGGAGACGTTCCTGTCGGTCTAAACTTATTTTCTTGCCATAATAGGCTGGAGAGCCAAGTCGGATCGATCCCATACTTGCTGGCGGCGGCGTTAACGACGGGTTGATATGCGCCGGCGTCAGCCACCGAGCGCTCCCCTAATCGACGGCGGGCGGACGCGGCGCGGACTGAGCGGGACCGGCGGCGTCAGCGGCCCGCCGCCCATGGCCAGCGGCCCCATCGGCGCGCCCATCGGCGGGCCGCCCGGAGCGCCGCCCAAGGAAGGCATGCCGGCGGCTGACGCGCCGCGCGGAGCTTGCGTCGCGGCGTTGAGCAAGCCCATATGGATGCCGCGCTTGCCGCCGGAGCCCGGGATCTTGAACACCGCCTGCGGCGCAATCTTGGCTACGTCTTCCGCCATAGGCCCTACCACTTTCGGGTAGGATTTCGGATCGCCTTTGTAACGGTAGGCGTGGAGAGGAATGCCAGAGGGATGGGTGCCGATCCGGGTGATGTCGGTCTTCAGCCGCCGATCGGAGAGCAGGCCGGCCAGCGGAAACGCGCCGCCGCTGCCGAACAGGCCGCCGAGCGTCTCCATGCCGCTTAGCGCCGCCTGCAGCGGATTGGCTGACTGCTGAGTGGTGGTGACCTGATTGCCCTGCGTCGCCGTGCCATAGGGCGTCATGCCGAGCGCGCTCTGCAACGCCCCCAATTGCTGGGTTGGATAGCCCCAGGCGTTCTGGAATTTCTGCTGCTGGGCGTTGATCTGGTTCTGCGCCTGCTGCTGCTCGGCCTGACCGGCGGTCATCAGCTCAGTGAAATTGCGCGCCTGATTCAGCTGCGCTTGCTGGCCAAGTCCGGCTAAGCCCTGCGCCGCCTGTAAGTTGAGTCCGCCCTGATTCTGCTGCGCCTGCTGATTGGCCAGCGCCGCCTGCATCCGGGACGCAATGTCCTGACCGGCTGCGCCCTGCGCCTGGGTGAAATTGGCCTGGTTCAATTGCGCCGCCATCTGCGCCATGTCCATCGCGCCCTGCGCTTGGGTCACCCCCTGCTGCACGCCCATGCGCGAGCCGCCGAAGGCGCCCTGCTGAGTGGCGTTGGCCTGATTGCCCATCATCTGCATGCCCAGCTGCTGCTGCATGATCGGCAGGGTGGCGTTGATCACGTCCTGGGTGTACGGATTCATATACGGTTGTAAATTGGTATTGCTCAGCTGACCGGCTGTCACCTGCTGCGGCTGCTGGCCGAGCACCCCCAGATATCCAGCCTGGGACGCGTCATATTGGTTCTGCCCGACATTGCCGGAGCTGCCCGCTAGATTAAACGCTTGCTGCTGCTGCGGTCCGAGATCGGCGACCATCTGGCCCTGAAATTGCTGCAGCGGCCGATTGGCGACATTCTGGGCGAAGGCGTAATTCTGCTGCGCCGCGTCATTAATCCAAGGCGGCAACTGCTGAACTTGTTGCGATTCCGTCTGTTGCGTGGTGTCTGCGCCGCCCATGGCTCATCGATCCTTCTGGTAGAGCCAACTTTTCGTCTTGATTTTCCAGCCATGAGCGAGCGCCCACGGCATCCACCCCTTACGCCCATAAGTCGCCATCGAATCGATCGCCATTTTTTCGGCGAAGTCAGAGATCGTCGCATGCATCGCTTCGCCATCAGTGAGGTCGCCAACCATCGCGATCACCTGAAGCCTTCTCTTCTGGGGGTACACGTTGATCTCGGTCACCGCCCAAGTGTTGTTGACGGTGAACGATTGCATGCGCCCGTCGTCGATCCGCTCGAGCAGATCGTCGACCGTATAGACGCCGCCCATGGCGGCAAGCACACGCTCGAGCTTCTCAGGATAGTCGATCATCGCATCCTCCGCGCCGAGATGCTGCCGAAAATATCAAGAGCGCCGCCCCCAGTGAAAGTAATCTCCCCGACAATGTAGACGACGGTGGAGGCGGTCACGTTTAGACGCACGATCGGAGTGGCTAGCACCATGGAGCCGAACACTTCGCTGCCGCCGACCTCAATCGTGTTTATCTCCGGGTTGCTATCAAAGGCATTGAGCACCGTGCTTATCCCGCCCGACAGGTCCACCACGTTCGCTGTCGGCGGATCGATCCCAACCGTGCCCCAGACATTCCAATCGCCGGCAGTTAGTGTGATGCTGGTGAGGGACGTAGGCGTGGCGGATAAGACAGAGCCAGTCCCTGCAGGCAGAATCGCCTGCATGAATTCGCCGATGTGCCCGGCCGCGGCGTTCGAGCCATCGGTGACGCCGATTCCGGCCGAACCTGGAGGCCCCGCGGGGCCGGTCGGACCCGCTGGTCCGGCTGGACCGGTTGCGCCAGTCGCGCCGGTTGCGCCAGTCGGCCCCGCAGGGCCGGTAGGGCCCGCTGGGCCCGCTGGGCCCGCTGGACCCGCTGGACCCGTCGCGCCGCCGCCGACTCCGAAGACTGCGCCCGGCTTGCCAGTGCCGAGTTGGATCTCGGTCAATTCAGCATTTGGCGTCCCAGACGTGACCGCCAAGCCGAAGCGGTAGACGCTCCGGCCACCGTTTTGATCTTGCATCAATAGTCCGGTGGTCGCCGACGTCGCGTCGACCATCCGGTTCAATCCGTCCTGCATCCAAGCGCGCAGACGGCGCAAATAGTCAGCCACGATCGGCGGCAGGTTAGAGGGCAGATCCGGCGGCGGCGAGACGGTCATCGATCGCCCCTAACGGCAAAGTCAAACAGATGCTGGCCAACGGTGAAGGGCGTCACTGGCGGCGACGCTACGCTGATTTTCATCCGCAACGCGCGCCCGGTGACCCGCACGTCGACATAGCCAGAGCCATCCGCCCTGAGCTGATAGGGCTGCGACCAATTGCCCATCCCGCCCGGCGATCGCGACATCTTGCTGTAAAATTGGAATTGCAGATTCGGCAGCGCCTGCCCGGGCGGCATGCGCAAGTCCGGCATGACCTGCTTGATCGTCGCCAATCTGGCGCCGGAGGTAAGATTCAGATCAAAGGTCTCGGCCCATGGCAACGGCGTGCCGGCGCTATAGTACTGGTCGAGCTCGTGCTCATAGACCAGCGTTCCATCCGCCATGATGGTTTCTTCGATGTAGCTCGAATCAATGCCGGCTGACCGGCTCATCGTGCCCTGTGACCACCAACCTTCTTTGTAATTGTAAATCACGCAGCGGGTGTTGTGCGGCTGGCCGTTTTGCGGAAAGAACCACCACCATTCATTGAAAGTCGAATTATGCACCGCGCAAGCCTGCTCGCGCACATTGGCCGGGTCGTGATCGTCGATAATCCATGGGCGCACCAGGCAGGCGATCGGATTGATCGATGCGCCGTCATAGGAATGCATGCCCTGATCGCTCATCCATAGGACCAGGCTGGAGGTGGAGGTGATCGAATGCGGCGACCATGGCGTGCAGCCATCCGCCAGCTCTTTGTAGCCGTAGACGTATGGCAGGCCCTGATAAGCGCTCAAATAGGCGCGATGAGCGGTGAAAAATAACACGCCGAATTTGCCGGCGTGCGCAGCGATGATCGGGCTCGCCGGCTCGACGTCGAGAAAGCCAGATTGGGAAACCACCTCCGTATAGTTCCAGGTGTCGTAAAGCTCTTGGTCAGACCAGGCGAAGCGGCGGGACGAACCACCGTCTTCAGTGCCGTCGTGATAGGTTCCGAACGCCATCACGAACCGTTCTTGGGTGACAACGAAACAGCGCGCATGCGGCACGACCGATCCCGCCGCGCCAGCAACCAGGGCCAGCGTTCCGCCGACCGCCGGGTCCCAGTACAGGAGCTCGCCAGTGATCGAGCTCATCACCAGAAGGATTGCGCCAAAATTATCGACCGACCAGACATTGGGAATGGTGTCGGTCGGCAACGTCGTGCCGCTGGCGCGCGGCGTGCCATAGAGGTCGTCGCCATAGAGCAGATCGCCGTAACCGCCTTCGCCCGGCCCAGGCGGGCCCGGCCATGGCGTCGCCGGCGCGACCGGAGAGACGTCGGTTAGCACGCCGCCGGTGTCGATATAGACATGCTGCTCGCAGACATAGGCTATGTGCTTGGTCCCGGTGAGATCGATCCAGGCATGGATCATCCGGCAGCGTGAGCCAAACGGATAATTAGCTGGATAAACGAGCTGCTTCTGGCCGCCGATCGGCTGCATTTCGCCTTCGATCCAGCGCACCAGATTGACTTCCGCCCAATTCGACGAGCGCATGTTCTTGGTGGCGTTGGTCACCACGCCGCCCGGAATCTGAATTGGGGTGAACTTGGTCACCGCAGCCCGCCGCCGGCTAGGAGCCAGATGATCAGGATGATCAGAATCAGACCGATCAGGCCGATCCCATAATGACCGCCGCCATAGCCATAGGCCCATGGCGCATAGCCGACTGGACCGCCGACCCCGCCTATTCCGCCGATCAGGATGAGAACCAGGAGAACGACGAATATTAGGCCGATACTCATGGCTGATCCCTATTGGTACCTGATGATGAAGTTAATGACGAGAAATGGATGGTAAGTGTTGTGCGACGCGCCGCCGCCAGCTCCATCGGTGTGATTAATGTTGGTCAAAGCGGGCTGGACAGCGACGCCGGTGGCGGCAAAGGCGATGTCGGCATAAGCCGGGCCAACCGTGACGGTAGGCTGCTGAAAATCGGTAAACCCGCCCTGCGTGGTGTACGGGCCGACGCCAAGGGAAAAGTTTCCGCCTGGGATGATGACGCCGCCATGCCGGTGCGCGTCTTGCGACGCCGGATGGGTGTGCGGCGAGTTCTGAGCATGGACGTGCTGCGGATCACTAATCGGATGCGTATGGAGTGGGTCTTCGATGGGATGCGTATGGCCCGGGATCTCCGCTTCGACCAATATATGGGCGCTTTCGCCGCCGGCGGCGCCGACCGCGACCGGTCCAAAGGTCGCCATTCCAACGCCAATCGGCGAGCGCGCGCCGAAATCCGGCAGATTGAAAGAACTCGAATCGACGCTGCCAAAGCTTGCGCCGATGACCGCAAACAGTTTGTCGTAAGGCGCGGCGCGCGGTATTGATGACCCGTCACAGAGGAGCCAGTTGTCCGGCGCCGTCGTGCCGCCAAACATTTTGATTTCGCCGATAATCGTCGAACCGATTTGGATCGCAGTCTGATTGGCGTGCACCTGGGCGTCGATCGCCTGCAGGTCAGCATTCAGCTTGGCGCCCCAGGTGGCGAGCGAGCCATGGTCGGCTGGCATAACCCAGCCGTAATTCGTAGTTGCGCCATCGATGTCAGCCATTTACTTAGTAACCTGAGTGAAATAGCGAGTACGCATAAACAACCCATTACCATCACTTTGGCTGGGATCGGCAAGCTGAGTGACGACCGCGTCAGTCGCGGTCGAAATGACCTCACCCGTCTCGACCACAAGAAATTTGCTATCGCTGGTGATGTCCATCCAGCCAGGATTTCTACCGTCGTAAATGTGCGTATCTTTGCTAGTCGCGATGAATTTCTTGTACACCGGCGCGCTGCCGGTCCTAACCCCGGACACGTCCCACACTTCAACGCCGGTCGCTGTGCTCGATCCCGCTCCCATATTCGGATCGGCGACGTAAAGCTTGTTGCCGTCTGGAGTGACCGCGATCCCATGCGAGTTCACCACATTGCTGGTGCCTGGCTGGGTGTAGCTGGGTGGCGCTTGCGAATCGTACAGCACCGCGCCAGTCGCGCCGTTGCAGACGGCGAAGCCAATCCAATCCTCCAGGTTGACGTAAACCAGATCATGAATGAAATCGACGTCGAACGGCCGTACCCGCCCATCGCCGGCGGTGAATGGTCCGCAGACCGTCTGCGCGTGGCTCGATGTGTTGTACATCGTCACGTTATGCTTTCCAGCCACGCCGCCGTGAAGATCCACCGCCGCCATGTAAATCTTGTTCGCTGAGCATTCGGTGTTGTGTGGACGCACCGCGCCGCTGGTCAAAGCGATGGTTCCGGTCTGCGCTCCGGTGGCGGCGGTGATCACATACCAGGAAGAATTATAGGCCCCAGTCTGCACATTCTCACCGCTCGGCGCGTAAATGGTCGTGTTGTCTGCCGACAGGCAGGCGCGGTCGATCGCCGCCAAAGAATAGGACACGTCATAGTCAGCCGAGCCGGAGGTCAAATTCCAGCTCATCAGCCGCGCGCCGGTGGTGTTGGCGCCGACATTCGTCGTCCCATAATTGGGGAAATACATATGCGTGCCGGTCGAGTCGGCGAACAAGCCGCGCAGCCCCTTAACGGTGGTTGGAAGATTGAAATCGAGACTGCTTGCCCGCGCGAAGTTCTGGTCGATGTCGTAAACCCGGACATAACCCTGCGTCGCCGGATAGCCAGTGCAGTCGGAGCCGCTGGAGGATGGGCATTCCGGCGAAGTAGCGGCGTACCAATAATTATGCACGGTCGAACTGGGCGGCGTGCCGGTCGCGGGGATCACATAGCTCGGAGGCCCCCATCCGCCAATGATCGGCGGGAAGTTCACCGGCGAACCGAGCGCCGGACTGCTACTCGACAGGGTGTAGGTCGTGCCTGAAATCAACGGATCAGTCCCAGTAACCGGCGAAGCGTCGCTGATGCCGTTGCCGGAAGTCGACATGGTTCCCGCGCCGTAATCGTAATAAAGATTATGGGAAATATTAACCGAAGCGGGGCTGGGTCCGCCCTGCAAATAAGCACAATTACAGTTCTGGCCCCACCCAGCAGTCGCCTGAGAGCCAGCCCATTTGCCTAGAAATATATTACCGGTGACAGAATTACCAGTGACGATGTCTGTCGATTGATATTGCTCATAAATAGCGTTGAAGATCCATCCGTTGTTGCCTAAATCTATGATGTTGCCGGAAAACGTGTTGTTCGCTCCGCTGTGAAAGATCGCATTGGTGCTCATCCAAATGGTCGAGCTGTTGATATCTGCTGCGTAAGTGCCGGCCGTGTTGGCGATTATGTTGCCGGAAACTGTCGCGTTTGATCCGCCGCGATCGATGTAGATTGCAACGTCGCGAGTGGGAGCCTGACCATTGTAGAGACTGCCGACCGGGTTAGTTTGATAATCGCGGATGAAGTTATTCTTGATAGAGATGTTAGTCGAATTAGACGGTCCGCCACCAGTCTTCAATGGACCAGTCTGATCTTGGAAGTAGATTGCCCCGTTATCGCCCGTCTTCTGGTCGGTGTTCAAGACGGCGTTGTTAATAATGCTTAGGCCGGATAGATTGTCGTTAGGCGAAGCGCCATCGCCATCAGCAGATGCTCTTATGCCTGACCCGTATTGGTTCTGGACCACGTTGTGAGACACGGTGAGATTTGTCACCTGCCCTTGTATCCAAATCCCGCCGCCGGCCCAACCGGCATTGTTGTTGCCAACGTAACCATTCTGGATAATGTTGTTGGTGAATGAGTTGTTATTGGCGGCAGCCATGGTGGCTTGCGGGAAGCAACCATTCGGATCGGTCTCTCCGCCATGGATGCCAATACCCCAGGCTTGGAAATTCTGAATCGTCAAGCCGGTAATCGTAATATTGTTCGTCGCCAAAAGCGTGAACGGCTGCTTGGTGCAAGTGGTGGAGCTTGCGTTGGCCGATGTAGCTCCGCCATCGAAGATTGCGCTATTGTAGCCATCCGGCGGATAATAGCTCCATGTCTCCCCATTATCCGACGTCGTCAGAGTTAAAAGAACGTTGGAGTAAGTTCCAGCCCGTGCATAAATAAGCTTATCGCTTGCGCCTCTCGCTACCGTCTGAGCCTTGCCCGGAGTCAGACACGGACTGGCCGCGGTGCATGGATTGGAATCGCTGCCGCTGGGAGCAATGACGATGGCGGTGGGATCCGTCGCTACGGCTGCCCCTACCTCATAGGCCCCAACCGAAGGCGGCGACTTCCAGGCCTTGCCGTCAAGATCGACAAGGGGCATCTGCGCCCCGAGAGCGGTTCCCCCACCAACAATAGGCGGCGTATATGGCCCGGCAAGGCTGCAACTGGTTCCAGCGCAATTAGGCCCGCCGCCGGCGTAGTTTACCGTGGTGCCAGATTGCGGCGTGGTCGGGCAGGTAGATGTTGGATAAGCCTTTGAAGGCAGGGGTTGACCAGGAGTGCAGGCTACCCAGGATCCAGTGCCGGGACTTCCGATATTCAGTATCACTGTATTGTCAGGCTGCCCAGAGGGCAATTGATTATTACGCGTCACCGACGCGGCAAGCGTATGATATGGAAACGGACCCACCCAACTAGGATTAGGCCGCGGGTTTAAGATTCCCTGACTACCAGCTGGACATTCAAATGGAATGATCGACATTTGCAGACAAGTGAGCCACATCCCATCCGTCCACAATCCGTAGCCAGGCTGACCGGCTGTCGGAAGCGGCTGGGGATCGTAGCCTATAAGAAGCGGCGACACCCCAGATATGTCCGACCGCCAATCTGAAGCTGCGCCACCAGTCCAATTACTTAAGCCTTCAAATTCACCTATATTTGCGTTACCCAGCACATCGTCCGTTCTCGTCTCATAGCGAAAACAATGATAATTAAGATTGCTGCCGCCTACCCCACCAGAGTTAACGTAGGGTAAGCTAATATTTGTTAGTATGGTGTCCAAATCACCAGTTGTCTGGTTGCAACCTATGTTCGCTCCTTGAGAGGAAGCGTTGTTGATCGGGTTGCGTCCGCTCCCATTGGCCAGATTATTAGCCAGAAGAGAATGAACCGGGATCATATCTTGAGCGTCTGGGCTGTTATTGGTCGGCGGCTTAAGGATGTCCTTTTTCTGATACCCAACATAAGCCGTCTGCCCAAACACATCATTATTGGCGACCACATTCCACCGGCCCATTATCTGAAGGCCGTTGGTCCTAGCAATTACGACATTATCTGCAACATACGTACCCCACCAACTAAGGTCGGTCATTATAGGCGCTTGCCATTGACGTGGATAATAGTTAGTATAGTCGGTAAATTGAACGATCTCATTCTCAATCGCAGCCGAATTATACCAAAACTTTAGATATGCAGGACTGCCTGAATTGGCGAATTGAATGGAATCCTGGTGCCCCCAGGTGACGGTGGAATCGGTTATTAGATTGTGGATGACCCAAACGCGGTGAGATGACCACACCTCAAACGCATCTTGAGCCACAAATTTAACTCGATTGTTGTAGAATACGGTGTTGGTCGTACGGGAAATATTAACGGCATCGTTAACATTGCGAAACCAGCTATCTTTGATAGAAAAGCATTTTGATTTCGTAATAATATTTGGACTATTCGTCTGATCAAATGCTCCTGATGAATCCACAACACCGTTAATCCAGACACCGAAATATGTGCCAGAACCATAATCCCACGGACTATAATACCCCGCCGGGGTAATCACCATGCGATCGCTATATTGAAGGTTCTCGCCGCTGATGGCGCGCGTCGCGCCGTTCCAGGCGACGGGTGAGCCGCCGCAGCCGCCGGCGGTGCCGCCACCGAAGCCAACGTTGTAAGAAGTGAGCGGATCGCAGCCGGGAATGTTGGTGGACAACCCTGGGTAATTGGATGTCGGGCAGCCAGTGTCGGCATCGGCGACCGGATCGCACGGGCCTAGAGTAACCGTCGTCCCGGAGATGCTCTTTACCACAGTCCCATTTGGGATTCCGGTTGGATGAGAGGTCGGGGTCGCGCTTCCGTTCGTTTGCCAGGAATTGGCTGACCAAATATAATTCCCTACCTTCACTCCGGCGGAAGTGGTCACCGTTGTCGCATGCAACGCCATAGTGGCGCTGAATGACGGAATGTCCTGACCGAAGCTTTGCGACAACCCAGGGCTGCCCGTAGTCGCCCGGCCGTCAGAGCTGCCTCCGCTGTTCGGCCAATGTGACGGCTCCCACGGATCATTGGCGTGCCCCGGCCATCCATTTATGCTTATATCCTCTAAATAAATGTCCTTATCTATCGCGCTGCTTGCGCCGGTGAAAACTATAGCGTTTCGCGATGCCCCCACGGTGGGCGGCTCTACAGCTATATGCTGGTAAATAAATCCTATCGCTCCGCCGGTGTAAGTGATTTGGTTTATCACCGGCTTGGATGCGGCGGCGGGATCACCCATGATCCAGGTGAAAGCTGTTGTGCCGCTTTGCGTGCCGTCGCTCGTGCTATAGCCAAGGCCGCCGGTAAAACTAAGCGAGCCAACCGGATGCGTGGCGTCGCCCGGTTCGATGTAGATCGTGTCGCCCGGATGGATTACCGTAGTCCCGCCAACGCCGAACAGGGGAGAAGAGGCATAACCCGAACCGGTCATGTCTGTGGTCAGCGCCGCGATGTCTTTGTACGGACTTGCTAAACTGCCGTTGCCACCATTCGCTTGGGTCTTCCCTTTAATCGGATCGAAATACCACAGATGGCCAGCGCTCAAGTTAGGCGACTGTGGCGGGATCGTGCAGCCAGGAAAGACCGCATGCATATTCTCGATGAAACGCGCGGGCGAAGTCGGCAGAGATGTTGGACCGCAGCCATAGTGATAATTTGAACCATCTGTGCTGCGGCTAATATCACACTGCGTAGCCCCATTGCCGGGGACCTCCCATTCCGTGGGCCCAACCGGCGCCGAAGACGCAATCGGACCGAACCAGTGGCTCGTGCGCGTCGCAGAGCCGCTCGCGTTGGTCGCTGTATCATCAAGCTCAACGATCGTGCCGACTGCGCCCGGCGTCGTCAGGGTTAAGCTCGTACCAGTGCCGAGCACCGTGCCATCCGGCTTGTGCCACGAATAGGTGTGGCTTGTCGGACTGTTCGTCCAAGTTCCCGGCTGCGCGGTCAACGTCACCGTACTGCCGGCTGGAGGGTAATCTAACCCGCCGATCTGTGGAATTTCCACACTCACCGGCGCGCCAGCCGGCGGCGGACCAGTTCCACCTCCGCCAGTCGAACCATTGCCGCGTAGCAGCAAGGCAAAGCTAGCGTCACAGCCCGCTGCGAAGGCGATCAGAGCTAAAAGGAAGGCAAGCGCTTTCATGGCACCGTCGCGACTGAGCTGAATTTGTAGTTCGTGGCATTGGCTGGGGCTCCAGTAAACGATTGACTATAGTCAACTGTAGATCCAGCATTGAGCGAAATTAAATGTGTCGTATCCTGGTTGCCGCCAAGCAAGACGCCGCTATTCGCGCCCGGACAAGCCTGCCCCGTGCCGACCGAAAGAGTGACTGGACTGTTGGTCGTCGGCGCAACCTGCGTCGTCGCGTACCTCACATTCACTGTTCGCACTGGAGTCGTTCCGGGATTCCCCACGGTGCAAAACATTGTCTTGCTCAAGGTCATCGTACTGGCGACTTTAGGAACCAATTGCCAATTAGTCTCCGTATTGGAAAATGATGTATTATCAGACAAACCAAGAGTATATGTAGTAGAAGCAACATTTAAGTTGCCGGCCCCTGACACAGCGAGAATGGCTTGCCCCGGCGTTGTTGGGTTCCATTGGACTGACGCGCCGGGCGATACACTGTTACAAGCCGCAGACGGGCAGCCGATATCGAGCGAGATCGTATCTCCAACCGCAATCGAAACCGCCGTCGCCGCTGTACAAGCCGCCGCCGTCACTCCGCCAATATTACCGACCCCGCCAGCATTCGTGCAGCATCCAGCCGTCACGGTTGTCGTGTTGGCCGTGCATGAAATTCCCGTCGCTGTTCCATTCTTGATTAATGTGTAAGTATGCGGGTTAGTCGCGCTCTCACTGGCGTTCGGAAGAACATACAAACCCGATATGGTTCCGGCAGCGGGCATTAAAGTTGAGGCTAAAAGATCGGTGGCCTGAGTGTTATTGGCTATTGTAAAACCAAACCCCTGATAAACATGTACGGTAGCGCCGTTCGTGCCAGAGGTTTGACTTCCTGACAGAATCATCCCTGTGGATGATCCTGAATCAGCTTGAAACAGAGCGCTCACCAGCATTGGAAGGCCAGAGGTCTGCGCCCATGTCCCGCCTGGAACCCATTGCCAATTGAGCAAATCGCCCTGAGCATAATGCTCAGTCGCCGAGCCTGAATTGCAAAATTGAGATGCGGAGAAATTGCACGTCAACGTGCCTTGCGCGCCGTTGTGGTAAGAGAAAATAGCCGCGGTCGTGAATGGCGCATTCATCCCTGCCGCCAAGCCGCTCAACGTTCCGGCGATCGGAATAGGGACTTTTCTAGTTGAGGTCGTGGTCGTAGTGTTTTGGCCTAAGGCTGGCTGCCCTGTCGTGTATTCAGTAGCCGTGCCGCTTGTTATTGGCAGGGTCGAGCCTAGAAGGGGCGTGATCATATTCGCCACAGACACCGGGCTGCTTTGGTCAGCCCCGATGCTGTTCGAGCCCGGCAACGTATTGTTGAAAAAATCCTGCGAGCCAGGTGAGGCGATCGTCTGCCCGGCGCCAAGCATCGGCGAACCAGCGAGCAGCTTATAAGCCAAAGCTTGAGTCGAAGGATCTCCGGGCGTCGTATTGGTCGTTAAGCCGCCGCCAGGCGTGGTGAGCTGCGGATTCGCTGTGGTGCCGACCGGAGTCGAGCCAACCTTCTCGTAACCCGCCGCCTGAAAGGACGCGAGACTGGTATAGGTCGTCGCACCGTTGGTTAAGGAGAATGCCCCAGTTGTGTTGTAATAATTATTGCCGACCCAGGTGAGCGGCGTCGCTGCGCCAGTGGAATAATTGATGGCGAACGGATTGGTCCCAGTCGTATAGTAAATATTATTACTTAAAAACCCAGAAATATCCGACGGCGTAGCGCCGCCTGTCGCCAAAATAGCCATACCGGCATGAGACTGATAAATCGTGTTATTGTAAACCTGAAGATTTGATATACCGCCATCTCCAGCCGTTCCGTCATTGTAAATGACAAAGCTAGCAGGCGTATTCGGCGCTGATGAGGTAACATCATCTTGGCTAACATTAAATCGAACAATGTCACTATCACTTTCGGCTAGTGGCGGGGAGCCGTTTGAATAAGCAGCCACCATAAACCCAGGGCCAAAATTATCGTGGCTGTAATTGTATTGCACAACAGAGTTTATTATTCCGCCGCTTAAAACGAAGCCAGTGCCAAATAAATTATTGAAAGTTCCCTGTCCATAAGCCTCATTATCTTGAACTGTTATGTTGCTCGAATCCTCCGCCCAAATAGCAACAGAACTTGGTCCGCTGGTCCCGTTATTGTAAGCTAAGTTGTTGCTGATCGTTCCGGTGCCGGTCTCAGCAACATAAATTCCGGATCCGGTCCAATTGGTCGAGCTCGAAATACCATTATTGCCGTATACGGTACAGTGATCAATCGTGACATTCGTATGGCTAGGGGTGGATGATCCAAACGTCCACCCACTACTCGGACTGCTAACGTTGATCCCAGCCGATCCCAGCCCTCCTGCATACCAAAACGTATTGCCGTGCGACACGACATAGGAAATGGTCACATTGCTAAAGCCAGAGGTTCCGGCGCTCCCCTTCACCAGGACCCCGCTCGAACCATAAGCGCTCACATCGAGCCGCTGCAATTTAATGCCAGACAGCTTTGTATTTCCAGCCTGACTATTGTTTATGAAAATCCCATCTATGTGACTGGTCGCACCAGCGCCGACGAATATGAGATCTTGAGCAACAAATCCGGCGTTATTCGTAACGGTAAGGCCGGACGCTGTGCCAGACGAGATCGTCGCGTTGCCCGTGCCATAGCTGCCAACGGTAATCGGCGTCGCTAAAGTCGCGCCGCTCCAAGAGCTGGCAGTGAAATTAAGCCCGCCGGAAAACGTCTGACCGCCGTTGAACAGGATGGTCGTTCCTGGGGCATAAGTGCGGCCATTGACCTTGCCGATCGTTTGCCACGGGGTCGACGTCGATAGGCCGTCGTTGGTGTCGAGACCGCTTGTCGAGACGTAATAGGTCGTCGCGGTCGGCGGCGGCCCAACGACCTTCGAAGGAGCTAGGCCAGAACGACCGATCGATCCTAACCCAGGCGCGCCCGCCTGAGCGAAAACCTGAGTGCAGAACAGCAAACCGGCGAGAAAAGCTAAAGCCCGCATCACCATGCCCAGCAGCTCACCGAAGTTGCAGCCGAAGCAATGATACTCAGATTGGTGTTCGCCCCAAACCCATTTGGCGTCGTGTAAGACGGGGTCGCCGCATTGAGGGTGATCGTCGGCGCTGTGCCGATCACCGCTGCGCCGAACAGATTGATGCCGACATTGTTGGCGGTGTTGAGGTTGGTCACCGTGAAGCCGTGTATATTAGCGGTGCCTAAATTCGGCGCATTGGCCGCGGTCGTGGTCGCGCTCACCGAGCAATTGATTGGGGTGACGTTGGTCGCGCTTACCACTCTGGCGTTATTATTGCTGTCCATGCTGCTCGCCATTTGATTGGTCAGCGTGCCCAAAAAGCCAAGCAAGCTCGTACCGCCGGCCCCCAAACTCGTCGTCGTTGGTGGAGCACCGAAGGCCGTCGCCGGCGTATTGGGCGACAAAGCAACCACCTGAGCCGGATCGGCGGCGACCGGCGGCGTCGACGCCGCCTTGACCGAAGACACATTAGTCCCGTCAGTGACCTTGGCGAACCAGCCATTGGCCGCGGTGCCTGGAGGACCTTGAGTCACAGTGCTCGAGCTGCCTGTCGTATTCGTCGCGATCTTTTTGAGGATGGCGACTTGCGTGCCGCTGCCTGAGCCCGACCAAGCCGCGTCGGCCTGGGTCCCCATAGTGACGATCGACCCATCTGCCATCGCGCCAGCTACATAGGCCCCAGAAGCCACAGAGGAGGCCGCCTGCGAGACAGCCTGGGTCGCCGGAAAGTTCTGAACGTGGACCTGCGAGCCACCGTCAGCGTTGATCGCAGGCTGTCCTGAGGCCGTCGCCGCATTGGCCGGCAATGGGAGTGACGCTACGCTCACCGGCTGCGTCGCCGGGAAATTCATCACATGGACTTGGCTGCCATTATCAGCGTTGATCGGAGCCTGTAGTGAAGCTTGCGCCGCGCCATTCGGCAAAGGCAACGCCGACGCGCTAATCGCCACGGTATTGGTGACGAACGCATTCGTTCCGGGAAACAAGCCGGTCGGCGCGACGCCATAAGTCGATGGATTGCCGACAGTCTGAGTCGCCCATTGGGTGATGTTGACGTTGCCGCCGCCACCGCCGCCGGTCGAGCCGAAACAGGTCGCCGTGCCATCGGGACAAGCGACCAACAAAGGATGGCCAGTCACGCCGATGACATTGGTGCCGTCGACAATCTTAGTTTGCTGGGTGCCGTTGGTCTGATTAGCGGAGTTCGCCGCACCAGCCGGCAGCGGCAGTGAAGCCGCGCTGATCGGCTGGGTGGCTGGGAAATTCATGATGTGAGCCTGAGCGCCGCCATCGGCGTTGAGCGTCGGTTGACCGGACGCGGTCGCCGCATTGGGCGGCAGAACGGAAGACAGCACATTGGCGTTGACGCCAAACACGTTCAGCGTCGTCGGAGCGGTTCCCCAGACCGAGCCGGATGCGCCGACCATATTGCCGCCGGAGATCAGCATGCCGTTGAAGGTGGCGGACGTCGGGGCCGGGGCCGGCGGTGAGACCACGCCGACCGACGCATTCGAGCCTCCGGTGCCGCCCGAGCAGCCGGCGACGCAATTGACGTTAAAGCCGCCGCTGGTTGAACCAATCACCGTGCCGCCGCTATCAACAATCTGGGTCTTCTGGCTGCCGCTGGTCTGATTGGAGGCGGTCGACGCATTGGGCGGCAGCGCTGCGACTGAGCCGGCGATCGTCTTTAAGATCGCGATTTCCGAGCCAGACCCGGTCGTCCAGGCCGGGTCGGCTTTGGTCCCCATGGTGATCAGCGCGCCATCGGCATAGGCGCCGCTCGCCGCAGTCACTGGACCGCCGCCGCTGGTGCAGCCGGAAGCGCAATTGAACGACGGCGTCGATGCGAATCCGGGCAGCGCCCCTAAGATCTGGGCGTTGACGCCCAAGACATTGAGCCCAGTCGGCGCGGTGCCCCAAGGCGAACCGCTGACGCCGACCATGCCGCCGCCGCTGACCAGCATGCCCTGATAGGTCGCGGAGGTCGGCGCCGTGCCGGGGATCGCGCCGACCGAAGCATTCGAGCCCGAGCCCGTGCCGCCGCTACAGCCGGAATCGCAAATGATATGCGCGACGTTGAGCACATTGGCGTTGACATCGAGCACTGTGCCGCCGCTTGGCGGCGTGCCCCAGATCGAGCCTTTCGGGCCGATCATATTGCCGGACGGGTCGGCCAGAATGCCGATGTAGGTTGCATAACCAGGCGGCGGCGAGCCCCATGGCCCTTCCGATAATCCGCCGCCGCCGCCACCGCCGCCTGACGCGCCGCCGACCGGGGTGAAGGTGTGGGTGGTCTTGTTGACCGAACCCATCTGCGCCCAGATCCTGGAAGCGTCCTGCACAAACACCGGCTCTGGATCGCTGGTGTGATCGATGCCCATCTTCGCGGTCGAAGGATTGTTCGATGTGGTCTGCGCCTGAGCCCCGACTGTAAAAGTTGTAACAGCTATGAACAGTACGGGAACGAACCAGGCACAAAGCCATTTCATGATGTTCATGACGGCGACCCCATATAGCTGTAGACCGCGATGACCATGTCGGACGGCACGACGGCAATGTCGGGAGATGTCCAATAGACGTTGCGATTAGTGTCGACGTGGAATGAGCCGTCGACAGTGGTGAAGGTGACGCCATTGACGATCAGCTCGCACAAGCCGCCATAGGGCGTATGGCTGATCTGGGGCAGCGTATTGATCGCCGTAGGGATCAGCCGCTCCATATTGTCAAGCAAGACCAGAGACATGGCTCCGCATCCGTCAGTTTCGACCCAGGTGTTGAACACCAGGCTCATCAGCCAAAGCTCCGGCGCATACGGGTGAGACGGGAGCCGGAGGCCTTCGATCGCTGATGCTCTTGGTTGAGCTTCTGGATGGCGTCTTCGGCCAGCGCCTTCATATTGGCGGCGCTCTGTTCTTCACCGATGGCGTGCAATTCGGCATGCATCAGCGCGGCATACAGATACAAGCTGGGATATTTGCTATAAACCCAGGACGGGGTAGCGTCAGCGAACACCGGGACTTCGGCGTAATAGGCGATTTTGTAAGGCGTGCCGTTGACCTCATCCGGCTGGCCGCCGAAGTAGATCGTCCGGCCGATCAGCGTGTAGAAGCGCCAAGTCTGCTGGGTGGCGCTGGTGTCCCGAACCGCCTCAGTGCGGAAGAATTCTTCGCGCGCCTTATAATGAATCGGACAGAAGCCAGTCGACGCCCAGCCGGCGGCGATCTGCACCAGATCCATCTCCAGCCAGTCGTCGGGCAATGGGCCGCAAGCGTCGGCGACGGTGTTGCGGGCGTATTTGATCATGCGCGCGATGCGCAGTTCAGAATTGAGCTTCTGCTCGGCGGCCCGCACATAGGACATGACCAAGGCGTCCGACCAATCCTGCCGGTTGGCCCAGTCCCGCAGCGTAACGACGAAGTCAGTGTAATCGCTCATAATTGCCCGATCCGGGCGACATAGCCGCCAAGAAACTGCACGTATTCGCCCTGTCGTCTCTCGAGAATTTCCGGCGGATCATTCCACCACAGGATGGCCTCCGCGCAGCCGGCTACGTCACCCAAGTTGAAGCGTTCGGCGAAGGTCGAATCCGTAAACCCCTTCTGGCCGATGTTGAAACAGATCGAAACAAAGGCGTCATACTGATTCTGGGTCATCCGCTTTACAATGACCTGATTGACCGTCGATTCGTAAGAATTGAGATCTTGATCGAAGAGCGCGTCGGCCTGATCCTGAGTGATGCATAGGCCGGGCTTAGGCTCCGGCGGCCCAGCCGCGGCGGTGTGGCCGACGCCGATTGTCCACACGCCGACGCTGTCGACATAAGCTTCGAGTTCGCAGCCTTCGCGATTTCTTAAAGTCTCGACGCCGGCGTCGGAAATTCTCATCGGAGCGCTCTCCGCACCTGCTCGCAGGTCTCGTGCACCGCCAAAAACTTGCCGGAAGTCATCACCAAAACGCAGCGCGTCCCAGGGCCCCAATGCTGACCATGCGCCACCTCCCGAATCGACGAGACTTCGTCCGGGTTGACATAGACGTGGTGTCCGGTCGGCCCGGTCAGATTCACCAGGATGAGCGCGACGATCAGGTTGGCCGCCATGCTTCACACGCGCCCTTTCCAGACTCGATATTGCTCGTTGGCGCTGTCATTTAGCCAATGGTCAAGTTCATCCGGGTCCATCGAGAGCACCCGATCGGCGTGCACCGCCGGGATCGACGCCGCGAGCTTGTTGGGCCCGTGCCTGTTCATCAATTCGCGGTTGCGAGCGATGCCGGTCATGATCTCGTCGATCCGTTGCTCGGCATAGACCGAAACCTCATCCGGCTTTTCGTCTTCCCAGACGAGCGTGCGGCGGATTCCATCCCGATCTTGGTAGGTTTTACGGTGCTGGCTCATGCCGATCCTCTAGGCGTCACGCCGACGACCAGCGCGACGCGCTGGATGAGATCTTCCAATCGCGCCAGAGTTTCGGAGATCTGGCGCAATTGGTCGACGACCTGCAGCGCGACCATCAGCTGGTCTTCGCCCATTGGCGTTACGGTTTGATCGAGTTGAACAGGATATGCGCCAGCGAATTGCGCATTTCGATGCCCCATTCGACCACGATCATGCGCGTCTCCGCGTCGCCGACCCGAGCCATCAGGAACTGGCGGAAATTGCGGAAAAACGCGAAGGCGAGATAGTCTTGATCGAGCAAGAGCCCGACATCGGTCGGAATCCAGCGCGATGGAGCCACTTTGATCCGGCCGAAATCGGTGGCGATCACGTCGACCGTCGACACCACTTCCGTCTTGCCGACCAGGACTTGGGTGGTCGACCGGCCGGTGAAGGTTGACACCGTCCGTTTTACGCCGGGCGGCACGATCAACAGGGTCGGGCTCGCGCCATTGATATAGGCCTGCTGCATCGCCGCGCCGAGCATCGCTTCGGTGATCTGCACCGCGGCGCCGGGCGTCGGGAACGCCGCCGTCGCCGTATACGCGCCCGGCAGCGAAGTGCCTGGCGCGACGGCGCCGTTGACCGCGCCGGTGCGGTCGGTCGCCCGCCCCAGCCAGTGGCAGATGGCTTCGGTCGTTCTGGGCGTCGGGGTCGAGTCGTTGCCGGCGTTGAGCGCCTGACGCGAGCAGGCGATCGTCTCCAGGTCGCTTTTCAGGACTTTGGCGGTCATCGCCATCTGGTGGGCCATTTCCGACGACTTGCCGGCCGCGTCCACTTCTTCTTGCGAACCAGAAACCGTAGCGTCCCGCTTGCTGATTTGCGTAGCGTTGCTTTGCCTTAAGGTCGGCTGCGCCGGCGAATTGAGCAGCAGGAAACCTTCCGGCTGCGCATTGTTCGGATCGACGGTCGGCAGGAATTCGGTCTGCCAGTCGAAGGTTCTATTCTTGGTGTTTCGGCGCTTAGAGCCGGACAGCACCGGCGTATCAAACGGATCTATGTTGTAGATTGCGTTTGACAAGTCTTCGCGGTTACCAGTCGCGGAATAGGTAGTAAAAGCAGAGGTTACCTTACCCGTGCTCTCGACATTGTTAACGGCCATGATTGATGCCTCATCTGATGAACTGCTTCATTACTAGCGCGGCGTCATCCAAACGCCCTGTTTTGGCCAGTCTTTTCTGCGCGGCATCAATCTGTCGGCGTGGCGCATTCCCCATGGGCGTAGCGCTACCGGGTATCAATGTCTTGCCACTGTCTGGTGAAACTGCCTTAGGCGGATGAGCCTGAGACAGGTCGTACAATGCCGCCTTCCGCAATACCCTTTGCATTCTGCGGTCGTAGACGGCATGGATCTCTGCTGGGGAAAAGCCTTCTTTGAGCGCGTAGTCGTGCATCATCGCCACGGCTTCGTCGACTTCTTGCTTATTGCGAAAGCCTGATTCCGCAACAAACTGAGTGAATTCGTTCACTGCATAGTCTCTGGCTCGCGCATCATATTCCTGCTGCTCTTTGGCTCTTTCTTCAGCCATAGCCTGTTGGATCATCGCCCGCTTGTGATAAACGCTCTGGAACGCCTTCTGATGGTCGCGGGCGCTTTTGGCGTCGATGGCGAATTCCTGATCCCAGTCCGGCTCCGGCGGCGTCATATCAGCCAGAATCCGGTCGGCCAGGATCAGCTTGTCCTCCAATTCCTGCCGCTTGTGGCCGATCGTCTGAACTTCGCCCTGCACCGCTTGGCGAGCCTGGTCGACTTGAGTCATCCGCTGGTGAAAGGTCTGCTCGCGGATATAGCCTTTGACGCATTCATCCAGAGTGACCGGCTGCGGCCGGCCGTCGATCGTCACTTCCAGCTGTTCGACCGGCTTGCCGTTGCGGATTACCTGCCAGCTTTCGGCGTCCGGCTCTGGTGGCCCTTCGGAACTGGGCCCTTCGTCTGATTCCTGAGCGTCTTGATCGTCCCCGGTCCGTTGGTCACCAAGCCGCTCCGGCTCCGCTTCGGCTCCCGCGTGTCGGTCGTCGGCGGCGGCATGCTCTGATCCCGTCCCGGCATCGCGACCATGTTCTTTACCCGGCCTTTGACGGAGGGCGGTCGTTTGTCGAGCCCCTTCGGCATCCCTTTCGTCAGTCCAACCATTGGCTGCCTTCCTTTCATGAGCGGCGAGACGCGGATCGTCGCCGCCGTCGCTCAGATCTCCGGTTTCCGGATCGCCTTCGAGCGGCCGCGGCGCGAACATTGGCTCGGGCCGCTCGCGCACCTGGGTGAATCGCCCGGTTTCCGCGTCGCGCGATCGATCCGCAATGCGCGGTTGCGGCTGAATCTCCGCCTGAAACGCGGCGGCGGCGTTATCGACGCCCTCAGCCACGGGCCTGCCTCCGGGCGGCGCTTTGATAATCGTTGATGATTGTCTGCAGCATCGGCTTCAAAAGCTCGATCGCCTTGTACAATTGCACGAGCTCAAGCTTGCGCGCGTCCGGCGTCCGATTGAGCACCATCTCAGCCATGACCAGCTCTTTGGCTTTGGCGAGCGCCTCATTGAGGATGGGGTCCTCAATGAGGTTACGCGCGCCGACCGCTTTTTCACGCAAGACTTGAACGTTGTCGCTCATTCATAAACTCGGCTTTTTCTCAATAGTTTATTGAGAAGGCGTCACGTGCGGACCTTCCGGCTTGATAATGCCGATGGTGATCCAGCCATCCTGCTGCGTCCAGGCCGCATGCCATTCGATCTTGCTTGTATCTGTCGGCGGTTCGACCGGCGGGTCGGTCGGATAGATCGGGCCGCCGCCGACGACTGGCGGGAAACCTTCGCCCGGCGGGAATGGCCCGGGCCCAGCAATTGGATGCTCCGGATGCGGCGGAACATTGGGATAATTTGGCGGCTTGCCGCCTCCGGGGGGCTGCGGTCCCGGCCCGCCGATATCCGGATAGGGATCGATCGGGCCGCCACTAATGCCTAGGCCGGTGATGGTCGCCACGCCGATGATGGTGATTGCGCGCGTGCCAGTCTCATCCGTTAGAGTACCGTTGATCGTTATTGGTAGGCCAGCCATTCCCATTCTCCTTACTCAAGAAAAGTGTTTCACGTGAAACACCCTCAGGGCTCTTCGATCTCGTTCAACACCCGCTCGGTCCACATTTGCGCGGTGTGCAGGTGGCTGAGCGCCTGTTCCGCCGTCTGGCTGAGCTTGGAGTCGTCTTTGTTGTGCTCCTGCACGAAGTCGATCAGCTCACTGAATCGCTGCTCGACGAAGTCGCGCTGCTCTTGCTTCGATAAATCGCCCGCTCTTCTAGCCATTCTTACTTTCCGGTTTGGGTTTCATCGCCGCGGTGGCCATGGCCGTCTCAGCCGACATTTCCGCCGCCTGGCGCGCCTGCTCGGCCTTCATCTGCGCGATTTGGTAGTCATTCAGCATCTTTTCGCGCGCCAGCTGCGCCTGAGTCTGGGTGTCGTGGAAATCGGTCGCGCCCTTCACATTGGTCGCGTGCACGTCGGCGGCGACTTTGGCGTGATCGGCGGAGGTGTCTTCCGGCGGCGAGCCCTGCATCGCCTGCAGCCCGGCCTTGGCGCGATCGACCTGGATCTTTTGATGCTCGAACCAGGCCTTTTGCATCAATTGGGCGTGGCGGTAGGCGTCGTCCTGTTGCTGCTTGTGCAATTGCAATTGCTGATCGCCGACGCCCTGCGCCGCTTCGGCCTTGACCTTCTCGAATTGCGCTCGAGCGGCGATGGTCATCGCGTCCGGCTCTTTCGGCTGGCTCTGGATCTGTTGCAGCACCTGAGGCGGCGGACGCTTGAAGTACCGGCCGATGTTCTTGATGTTGGCGATCGCCGCCATGTCTTCGATGGTGTTGAGCATTTCCGGAATGCCGACCACCGGGTTCTGCGGCCCGAATTGAGTGAACACCATCGCCTGATCCTGCTTGATCTGGCTGAGCGTCATCATCCGGACTTGGTCGGAGCCCTTTCCTAAGGTGGAGTTGACTTCGACGCCCATGGAGGCGTCGAAGGTTCCGGTGTCGATGTCGGTCCACTTGCCGTTGATGCGAAGCGTCCGTCTCTGGTTCGGGGCCTCCGCAATTTCATTATAGAGGCCAGTGAAAAGCTCCTTAAACCCGGTCTGGGCCAAAATTCGAGCTGTAAGCTCGATCCTTTCCTGCGCCCCATTGATGATCGCCTCCACCCCGATTGAGGTCGATGATTGCAAAGCCTTGGGGTCCAGGCCCTTCGCCGCGTCGGTCAAGCCGGTGCGGCGAGCCAAGACGTCGTTCAAATAGTCGATCACCGGCATCACTTGCTGGCCGGCGAATGGGGTGACGGAGAAGGCCACGCTGTTGTTGGGATCGCCGTTGGTGCGGATCACGGCGCCCGGATCATCGTTCAGCGCGTCGTCGACATTGACCATCAGCTGATTGATCACTGTCCTGGGATTGATCGACGCCGCCAGCGAATCGAGCGTATTGCGCATCATGTTGGTTTTGATGCGCTGAATGTCTTTGGTGTAATCGGTGAGCGAGTCGCCGACGATGGTGTGCGGAATGGGGTCGACTAGGAAACAGGCGAATTTGATCCGATTGGCGGGTTCATCCCGCACGATTCCATGATCTTCGCCCATGGTGCAGATGTATCTGAGCTCGGCGATCCCATCGCCGTCCTTATCCGCCTTGATGTACCATTCGCCGTAATGCACCCCATCGGCGGCGCGGGTTGAAGTGTAGCGGCCTGGATTCCTGAGCTGATCCTCCATGGTGAAGTCGGACAGGGTCATGCCCGTCAGATGATCGAGACATAGCTCGCGGTCGTACCCCATAGCGACCAGTTCATCGATCGGAACCTGCCGTTCGTGGCCGACGATCCGGCTTTGCGAGAAGGTGCGAGCGTTTCGATCTAACCGCATCTGTTCCGGCGGCACGCCAGCGACTTTGATGATCGGCTTATCGACTCGATATTGAAAAACCACGGTGTCGTAATTGCCCAGCTCGTCCTGATCTCCCAGATGGATGATGCGCGCCTGCCGATCCTGCTGCTGCAGCATCTGGATTTGCAGCCGGTTGATGTTGACGAAGGTCTTGGTCTTGGTCTCGCGACTGTCGTCGGTCCACCATTTGACGAAGCCGGCCTTAACCGTCATCGCATCTTTGAACGCGCCATGCAGGATGAGAAAGCCGGGATTGTCCTGCCAGAACACATAATTGATGTAGTTGGTCTGCTGTTCGGCGGCGTCGACGTCGGCTTGGGTTCTCGGGATCAGGCTGACGACGTTCTCTGATGTGTCGAACAGGCGAATCAGGCTCGGCAGGGTGAGCATGATCGCGTCGCGCACGTCGGTTGAGATGAAGCTCGACTTCGACGAT